CCAGATCCGGCAGTTCCAGGATTACTGGGACACCGAGTTCGCCGGCGACCTGGCCAAGCGGCGGCGCGCCAAGTTCGTGCCGGGCGAGAGCGCGGTGCGGGTGCACCAGACCAAGGAGCCGGAGCACGCGCGGCAGGGATACGCGGCGTAGTCCAGTGCGTAGCGTCCCGCGATCACCAACGACATGCTGCCGTCTTGCCGAAGCGGCCGGTAACGCGCATCGAAAAGGTCGAAGTGATGATCCCATTCAAATCGCCGCTGCTGCTCACCGTGCCGCCGACTTTGGAGAAGCGGCTGGAGGCGCTGGCCGCGTTGCGCACGCTTCAGGCGCAGGACGAGGAACTCGTCCGCCAGCGGCGCGTCGAGATCGCCGCGGTGCGCCGCGACATTGACGAGCTGCAGCGGGATTTTCTGGCGTTCCGCCATCACTTCGAAATCGAATGTTCGGAGCTGCGCCGTTTCCTGAAATATCGTCCCGACCAGCATCCGGTGCCGGCGGTGGCAAAAAAACGGATGAGTGCAGGCGCGCTATCCGCTTATCAGAAAGCGGCGGCTGATGATCCGGAGCATCCCGGCTGGCCTGCTGGCACCGCGGATGGCAAAGGCGGTCAGTTCCGGCCCAAGGACAGCGATAGCGGGGGAGCGTCATCCGATGCGCGCGTCGTGTCGGATGCAACGCCTGACGACACATCGAAGCCCGGCGCGCAATATGCCGCTAATGATGTAGAGATCGACATTCCGGCAAACGACAAACTCACGCCTGAGCAGCTTTGCCGGCAAGCCTACGCCTTAGGCTTGGCTAAACTCCGGATGACTCCGGGGCTCACCCAAGACGAAATTTTAGATATCCGATTCCAACTCACGACCGCACGCGACCTGTGCTTAAATGTGGCGACCGGGGTGCGGCCGCCTTCTCGCATCGGTGATTCTTTTTGGTTTTGGGGGGCGGGGGTGGTACTCTTCAAACCTGGTGAAACACCGCGGTTTGTCTACGTGCCAACGACTGCGCGAGCCATGAACGAAACACAGCAATTGTGTCCAGGACCGAAGCCAGACGGCGAGACCGTAGTGCCAGAAAACCCTGCTTTTGTCAGCGCGTGTATGTCCCTTGCGTCGAGTGATGCAGCCTCTGTCGGACTACGACTCGGAAAATCTCTGCTAACGCACAGCGATATTTGGGGCTTTATTTGGCGCGTCGATTTCCAGACGAAGGACTTTGAGCAAGACAATAAATTCGTAATCCGGTTCGTGTGTTGGAGCGCAGAGGACAACAACGCGGTTATGGGCACCGCAACATACCCTGCTATGGGGCTTGAGCCCTTTTGAGGTAGGCGGATTCTCTGCGGCCTGCCGCGATCGACTACTCGGTGCGCGACATCATCTATCGGCCTCGCAACGTGCGCGCCCACCGGCTCTACGGCTACTCGCCGGTGCAGCAGGTGCTGATGACGGTCAACATCGCGCTGCGCCGCCAGCTCTGGCAGCTCGATTACTTCTCCGAAGGCTCGATCCCGGACGCGCTGATCGGCGTGCCGGCGGGCTGGACGCCGGACCAGATCCGCCAGTTCCAGGATTAATGGGACACCGAGTTCGCCGGCGATCTGGCCAGACGGCGGCGCGCCAAGTTCGTGCCGGGCGAGAGCGCGGTTGCGGGTACGCCAGAGCAAATAAGCCAGACTCCTGCCGTGTTTTCCGGAGCGGCCGGCGACGCATCGAAAAAGGTCGAAGCGATGATGCCACTCAAATCGCCGCTGCAGCTGACCACGCCGCCGACATTGGAGAAGCAGCTGGAGGCGCTCGCGGCGCTGCGCACGTTGCAGGCGCAGGACGAGGAACTGGTTCGCCAGCGCCGCGCTGAGATCGTCGCGCTACGCCGCGATTTCGAGGTGCTGCAGCGAGACATCGCAGTGCTCGGCCATCGGCTCGCATCGGACGTTCGGTCAGATGTCCTCCGCATGCTGAAGTACAGTCCCGGCCAGCCGCGCGTGCCGAAGGGAAGCCCGGAGGGCGGTCAGTGGACAAGTGACGACGCGAGCAGTGCGTCGCCTGCCTCGGTCGCGGTGGCTGAGCAGCATCACGGATCAAATGCCGATCCTCACGTAGCGCAGATATTTCCGCCGCCGCTTTTATTCGAACAACCGCTATTTGCTCGTCCTCCTTTCGCGGAGTTTCCGAAGGATCCCAAACTTCCTCCCGGTCCGGGTTTTCAATGGAAAGGGCAGCCGGGGAGCCAGCCTGGAGACCCGGAAGGGAGCTGGTATAATCCGAACGGCCCCGAAACCTTGCGTCCGGATATGGAACACAAGCCCCCAATCGGGCCGCACTGGGACTACAAAGCGCCAAACAAACAGTGGTATCGCTGGTTTCCGGATGGCAGGTTCGAACTAAAATCGTAAATCAGAGAATTTCGGGGCTTCCGATGGCTTTGAAACAGATCGACCTGGGCGCAACAGGCCTAGACTACGTCGCTTCCTGCTTGAGAGGATGGCCGGGGCTATGCCCAAAGCTAGCGAAGCAGCTGGAGCAGGGCGGAGAGGTGTTCGCGGCGCTGCCTGAGGGGACCTCCCGCGAGCGTGTCTTGCAGTTCAAGACGGGCGGATTATTGGCGTGGCGCGAGACCCGTGTGTGGCTTGATCGTGAGCTCGAACAATTGAGCAGCCGTTCCGACAGCGGCAGTCTCGTGTTTCAGGATCTTGTGACCGGGCCGCAAGACCCGTGTTTGGGGGAATACGAAGACGTGTTCTTTGACGGCCAGTCCGGCGTTTACTACGTTATCGGCCTCCATGATATTAATACGACGTCTATCTCCCGGGCAATCAGTCAAGTAAACAGCTTTTTGTTGGTTGCGGCCTTTTGCAATTTTAGTTTTAGCGCCGCAGACGTGCCTGCAACGCGCATCCTGGGCGAGACTCTCATCGACGGAATGGCGGATAACGCACAGGAAGTCTTCGTCAGCGCCTATGACCGGGAGGGCCTGGTCGTCTGGCGAAAAGATTAGCATCTGCAGCGCTCCCTCCTTGAGGCAGGACAGCGCACAGTCATTGCGCCCCTGAGGGAAATTCCGGGGCGCCGCGTCGCCTCAACGCTTTCGCAAGACCAACGCAATCGCCCCGGCCGCGGCGCGCGCCTGGCTGGGTCGTGCGGATATCGCCTAAAACGCCAAACAGGAGTCCATCATGGATGAAGCCACTGCCAGCACCACCAAGCCTCTGAAGCTCTTCGTGCCGATCACCAAGATCGATGCGGCGAAGCGGCTGGTGTACGGCGTCGTCACCGCCGAGGCGCCGGATGCGCTCGGCGAGGTGTGCGATTACGCCTCGACCAAGCCGCATTATCAGAAATGGTCGCAGAAATTCGCAGCCGCGACCGACGGCCGGAGTTTTGGCAATCTGCGCGCCATGCACGGCAGCATCGCCGCCGGCAAGCTGGTCGACATCGAATTCAACGACGACGCGCGGCGCATCGAGATCTGCGGCAAGGTGGTCGACGACGCGGAATGGCAGAAGGTCGAGGAGGGCGTCTATACCGGCTTTTCCCAGGGCGGCCGCTACCTGCGGCGCTGGACCGATCCGGACGATCCGAAACTGATGCGCTACACGGCCGAGCCGAGCGAAGTGTCGCTGGTCGATCATCCGTGCCTGCCCGACGCCACGTTTGCGGTGATCAAGGCCGACGGCTCGATGGAGGCGCGCCGCTTCAAGGCCGCGGGCCCGGGCGAAGACTACGCCAAAATCGGCGCGCGGCATTCCAAGGCCGACAAGGAGCGCATCAAGCGCGGCCACGATCTTCTGGTCGACCTCGATCCCGATTGCTGCCCGGGCGCCCACGTGCCCGGCGCCAACGTCGAGCCGCGGCCAAATTTCTCACCGCAGGCTGGCGAGGGCGCCGGCGGTGACGAGGCCGAAGGACCGGACGCGGAAAAATTCAACAAGCGTGTCGATCGGCGGGTGAATGTCTCGGTTGAAAAAGGCTTGCACGGCGTGAACGCGCGGCTCGACGCGATGGCTGCGCGGTTGAAGAAGGTCGAGGATCAGCCGATGCCGCTCGGCACCAGCTCGGTGCGCGCCGCCGAGAAGAGCGAGGATTCGCTGATGCCGGAAGCGCGGAATCTGCTCGAGCGGCCCGGCGGCCTCGAAATGCTGGCCGAGATGGCGATCCGCCGCGCCCAGACGGCGCCGCTGCGTACCATCCCCGGCACCAGGCCGCGCCAGGAGTAGCGCGCTTTTCGGCAAGAACGAGAGCGCGCAAAGGAGCCACAGCGATGACGTCCTTCAGACCAAGCATTGCCACCGTGCCGCCGCCGACTTTGGAGAAGCAGCTCGAAGTGCTGGCGGCGGCGCACGGGCTCGCCGCGCAGGAGGACGAGGCCGTCCGCTGGCGCCGCGAGGAAATTGCCGCCGTGCGCCGCGAACTCGGCGAGCTCGCCCGCTTGAATCAAGTCCTGCAGCGCCAATGGGGCGAGCTCGTCGCGTGGGATCAAGAGCAGCGGCGGCGACGCGACCCGCGACTGCGCTCGCATGTCATCAGGGGCGACGCTGAGCCATCGTTGGCTTTGAAGGCGAGCCCCGACGATTCGAAACATCCGGGCTGGCCTGCCGGCACGCCGGACGGCAAAGGCGGCAAGTTTCGGCCGAAGGATGATGAGCCAGGGGCGGCCCAAGGCCCACCTGTGAAATATGCTGCGGCCGGCGATTTTCCACCTGCGCCGCCGGGCTATGATCCGCAAACATGGAAACAAGGCCGATGGTCGGACAACAACAAGTATTTTCTAAAGGACCCGGACGGCAACGTTTATACGGTTCACCCGGAGGACGAAGATCATTGGCGACATTGGGACAAGCGAGACGGCGACAATAACGACCAGGGGCGATGGCCGCCAAATTCAATAAAGGCAAGAGAAGGCCAAAAGCGGTTGAGGGGAGACCAATCGGCCTCCGATCCAAGTGGTGATGCACCTCCGTGGACGCCGAAGCCCGACCCCTTTGTTCCTGCCACTCCATTTCCGGACCAGCTTCCGACAATCCGTGCTCCAGCACCAACTCCGGCAATCCGCGCACCTGTACCAATCGAAATTATCATTCCAAGAATTCCACTTGTCATTCCGCCGTGAAACAAAAGTGATTACGTGGTTATCCTTTCTCTTGGCGGAATATGCTACCTCGATAATTCCACTGAATGTCACGCAGCGGCTCCTTTGAGCGCATGCGAGCGGAGGTTCCGATGCTCAGCTTTGCACTTGCCGATGAAGGTCGAACGGTCAAAATCTATTGTGACGAGGAAGGAATGGCAAAGTTGGTCAAGGGGTTGGAGAGGCTCCGCGCTGAGGGTGATCACATTCACCTTCTTACACCATCCAATGGAGGCCATGAGCTCGACGAGAAAACGCCGCGAGGGAAAAAAGCGGTCGGCGAGGTCATTCTCGAATGGGCCCACGATTAATGGCCGCTGTACTGAGGGCGGGCGCCCTCACCGTACTTGTGCTGTAAGCAGCCCAGAAGCCCGTCTTGTAGCAGGATTTACCGAAAGCTCGAGCCTGTGGAGCCGCGGCGGCTGCAGCGCGCGAAGCGCCTTCGTTTGTTAGCCGATCTCATCAAATCAAAGCACCCTTCGCCAAGCGCGTAGCCGCGCTTGCCGTCTTCGCTCGTCCTCGATGCGGCCAACGCGGCTCCGCAGGCGGAAAACCGTGCCGAATTCCCGCTGTCCGCGGGAACAGCGGGTTGTCGTTTGTCGAACAATCCGAGCGCAACACCAACCGACAGGAACCAAACCATGTATCAAGCCAATCTTCCGCACATCCTTGCCAAATCGGCGCTGCCGCACACCATGCAGGACTACAGCGCCGCGCTGAGCAATGCGTCGAGCTTTCTCAAGGAGATCGAGAAGGCGCACGCCAATCCGCTGCCCGGCGATCCGCTCGCCAAGAGCACGTTCGCGCAGCCGGGCTCTGCCGTGTCCGGGCTGAACTATTACGATCTCGAGACCGGCGCCAAGTTCGTCTATCCGCTGCTCACGCCGCTGCGCAACGAGACGCCGCGCGTCTCCGGCAAGGGTGGCGTGCAGGCCAACTGGCGCGCCGTGACCGGCGTCAACACCACCGGCTTGCGTATCGGCGTCTCCGGCGGCAATCGCGGCGGCGTGCAGGCGGTGACGACCCAGGATTACAGCGCCGCCTACAAGGGCATCGGCATCGAGACCTCGGTCGATTTCGAGGCGCAATACGCCGGCATGGGCTTTGACGACGTCAAGGCGATCGGCGCCAAGATCGGGCTCGAAGCCTGCATGCTCGGCGAGGAGCTGTTGATTCTCGGCGGTGACACCTCGGTGCCGCTCGGCACCACGCCGACGCCGTCGCTGGCGCCCTCGACCTCGGGCGGCACGCTCACCGCGGCGGCGAGCCCGTACAGCGTGATCGCCGTCGCGCTGTCGCTCGACGGCATCGTCAACGGCAGTGTCAGCGGCGGCATCCAGGGCGCCATCACCCGCAGCAATGCCGACGGCTCCGCCGACACGTTCGGCGGCGGCGCTGCGGCGAAATCCGCCAACGCCACCGCCTCGATTTCGTCCGGCACCACCGGCTCGATCGCCGCCACCGTAGCGCCGGTCAACGGCGCGCTCGGCTATGCGTGGTTCTGGGGCGCGGCCGGCTCGGAGGTGCTCGGCACCATCACCACCATCAACTCGCTGGTGATCACCGCCAACGCTATCGGCACGCAGACCGCGGCCTCGCTCGGCTCAGGCGACAATTCGACCAACGCGCTGGTGTTCGACGGGCTGCTTTATCAGGCGTTCAAGTCGGGCTCCAACGCCTACGTCGCCTATCTGCCGACCGGCACCGCCGGCACCGGCTCGACCTTGACCGGCGACGGCGCCGGCGGCGTGGTCGAGATCGACGCCGCGCTGAAGAACCGCTGGGACAATTACCGGCTCTCGCCCGACACCATCTGGGTCGGCTCGCAGGTCGCCAACGACCTGTCGAAGAAGATCCTGGCCGGCAACGCCAACGCCGCGCAGCGCTTCGTGTTCGACGCCGAGCAGGGCGCGCTCGGCGGCGGCGTCATGGTGCGCACGTATCTGAACAAGTTCTCCATGGCCGGCCCGAAGACGCTCGACATCCGCATCCATCCCAACATGCCGAGCGGCACCGTGCTGATGACCTCGAAGACGCTGCCGTACCCGCTGTCCAACGTCGGCAACGTCATGCAGGTCCGCACCCGCCAGGACTATTACCAGATCGAGTGGCCGCCGCGCGCGCGCCGCTACGAGTGCGGCGTCTACGCCGACGAGGTGCTGCAGCACTATTTCCCGCCGTCCATGGCGGTCATCTCGAATATCGCCGCGGGCTAATTCCGCGGCGCATTGTTCTCAAGTCCCCGCGGCGGCGCGCGTCGCGGGGGAATTTCCTTCATCCACTCATCTTTCGCCCGCGGTCCTCCATTCTCCATCGCTGATGACGAGGTTACGTGATGAAACTGAAAGCCCCTCCGGGCGTCGGCGATCCCTGCGTCGCCGGCGTCGTCCTTGCGCCGCGCAACGGATTCTATGAGGTCGAGCCGGAAGTCGGCGCGCTTTTGATCGAATGCTTTGGCTTTGTCGCGGTCGGCGCGGACGAGAAGGCGAAGGCTGCGCCTGCGCCTCCCGCGCTGCGTGCGGCCACGCCGCTGCCGAAGCTCAGGCATCCGGCATGGCGCGCCCAGCCGGCGGCGAAAAAGCCGTAACATCGCCAATGAGATCCGTTTGGACTTGCGCAGGGCGGGCTTCCGTGGAGATCAGCCGCGTTGGCTGAAGGGCAGCGGCGATATCAGCGGACGATGGTCGGGCGGTGCCGGGACGACGCCCGCTAGTGAGAGCCCTAGGATACCGCCGGGACATCATTACGTTCCTAGCGAGTTATACGAACGAGCCGTTGCAGGAAGCGACAAGGAATGTTTTTAGACGGGCGACGACAGGTCGCTTGCCGCCGGGCGTGCATATCAATGGCAAGGATCACAGAATCTACACTCGAGCGGTTTTCGAGGCTTGGCGCAAGTTCTCGGCAAACTGGAAATTGGTCCCGAGCAGGTGACGCCAGATCAAGCACGTGCGTTTGTGGACGAGGTGATACACTCAAGCGACCCGAGGATCCGCTGGTTACAATTTCAGGATTTGGTATAAGCAATTCAGGTTTAATTTTCGTCGACCCAGGAGTGGAGAATGAGACGATCCATGAAAGGCGGCCGGGTCTCGGAAGACGATTATTATGCGCAATTTGAAATCTTCGAGCGGCTACGCAAAGAAATCAACGATTTGCTCTCTCAGTACGGGCGGGCGGATTCTCTTTCAGGCCTCGGTGATTACTCGGCGCATGCCGATTTTTTGCAATCAAATCAGGTCAAAGTCTCTGTCGGCAATTTGGACCTGCTGAGGCCCTCGATCGTGGCGCAGCTGCAGGCCGTCGTTAGGAAGTTTCCGGGCTGGGAAATCGTGTATACGGTTGCGGTCGATGGCCATTTCGACGATTGGCCTGATATGGGGTTGTACATCCGACCGCATGAGATCATCGATGAATTGCAGCGTCAGTATTTTCCAAAAGAATACCAGAACATCTCATACGCAGATCTGAGATACTAAATTATTCCCGAACCGACAGTTCGCGACCTGAATCGATAAACAACGTCAGATTAGATCGTTAACGTCAGCGCCGCGATCTCGCAGCGTTGCTGAATGCTGCATGCTTGCGCTTACCGATTTAGCCCGTCCTTTCACCCGAGGCAAACACACATGGCCGCTTCCGATCTTGCCACGCTTGCCGACGTCAAAGCCTGGCTGTCCGGCTCGAGCGGCATCGGCTCGACCGACGATGCGCTGATCGCGCGCCTGATCACCGATTTGAGCGCCGGGATCAGTGCTTATCTGGGTCGGCCGGCGCTCGCCCCGCGCGCCTTTACCGAACGGCTCGACGGCAACGGCCGCGCCCGCATGTTTTTGCTGCAGTACCCGGTGCTGCAGCTGACGTCACTGGTCATCGACAACGAGGCGGTGCCGGCGTCGCCGCTGCCGGCCGCCGGCGCGGCGCGCGGGCGCGGTTATTTGCTCGAGCCGTGGAACGGCGTGCCGCCCGGGCGGCCGCAGGCGCTGGATCTGTTCGAAGTCGCGTTTCGCAAGGGCCGGCAGAATGTCGTGCTGAGCTACAGCGCCGGCTATGCGGTGCAGAGCGAAGCCGCGACCGTGCCGGCCGCGCCCGGTCCCTATACCGTGACGGCGGCGGCGCCGTTCGGCCCGTGGGCGAGCGACATGGGCGTGACTTACGCCAACGGCGCGGCGCTTGCCGCCGTCGCCGGCAGCCCCGCCGCCGGCCAATATAACGTCGCGGCCGGCATCTACACGTTCGCCGCCGCCGATGCCGGCGCCGCGCTGCTGATTTCCTACGGTTTTATTCCGGCGGCGATCAACAATGCCTGTATCGAATGGGTGGCGGAGCGCTACCGCTATCGCACCCGCATCGGCCAGAGCGCGCAGACCGTGCAGGGCCAGCAGACCGCGTCGTACAGCCTCAAGGACATGCCGGACTTCGTGCGCGCCTGCCTCGATCCTTATCGCCGCGTCGCGGTGCCGTGATGCTGAAGGTCGAGCTCGCCGATTCCTGCTCCGCCGCCCTCGCCGCCATGCCCGAGCGCATCCGCGACGCGCTGCTGGCCAAAGCCAACGGGCTCGCCGCCGCGCTGCAGGCGCGGGTGCAGCAAAAACTCGCCGGCGAAGTGCTGCAATCGCGGACTGGCGCGCTTGCCGCAAACATCGTCGCCACCATCGACGACGCGCCGCAAAACATCGCGGTCCGCCTCGCCATCGCCGACGACGTCAAATACGCCGCCATCCACGAGTTCGGCGGCACCATCCCGCCGCACCAGATCGTGCCAGGCAAAGCCAAGGCGCTCGCCTTCGTCATCGGTGGCAAACAGGTGTTTGCCGCCCGCGTGCAAATGCCGGCCGTGACCATGCCGGCCCGCTCCTACATGCGGTCATCGCTCGACGAGATGGCGGAGGCGATCCGGGACGAGCTGAGGGAGGCGGTTACCGCAACGGTAACGTAGGTTGACTCAGCCACCCCGGCACCGCCTCGCCCTGGCGCATGATGCCGAGATAGTAGTAGCGCGTGTAGGGCGTGATGCGCGGCTCGGCGTTGTGGACGAGCACTGTGGTGAAGCCGGCATCTTCAATCATTTGCCGGAACGTGTCCGGCGTCGAGCCGTGGTTGTTCTCCTGGAGCAGAATGACACCGCCGGGTTTGAGAAAGAGCCCGACTGTTTGAAAGAAGCGGCGGTGGATGTGCCAGCCTGAGTCGGCGATGCGGATTTCGCCGATCTGCGTCCAATCGAAATGCGGCGGGTTGCCGACCACGAGATCCCAGCGCTCGGTTGACGGAATGTCGTCGAGGTTGTCGGAGCGATAGACGGAA